ATCAAAAGAAAGCCTGTAAAACCAGAAATTAAGGAAGAAAAGAAAGAAGACGAGAAATGAAAAATTTTAAAGAATTTTTAAATAAAAGTTTAAAAAAAGCGGCATCGGTTGCAATATTCAACCCGCAAAATAAAATTTTATTGGTTAGAAGAAGCAAGACAGCAGAATGGATGCCATTACATTATTGCCTTCCCGGTGGTCACATGGAAGAAAAAGAAACTCCAGTTGATACTGCTGAAAGAGAAGTTTTTGAAGAAACAGGAATAGAACTGAATAAACATGACTTAAAACTAATTGATACGCAAATTAATAACAACTATATTAATTATCTATATGCTATAAAAATCAATAATTCAAAAGTACACTTGAATAACGAACACGATAAGTTTGTTTGGTGTAGTTTTGAAGATTGTCAAGAATACAACCTTGTTCCTAAATTGCATTATTTTATTAAAGAATTAAAAAATAAAGGATATTTTGAGTGAATATTATAAAAAGGAGTTCAAATGGCTGATACATTTCGTGCTACAGATCATGACCTACCATTAGCTGCTGATCAAATCGGTAATGTCAAATATTTGAAAACAAAGATGGCATTTGGAGACAATGACTCTGCAACAGAAGTAAGCCCAACAAATCCTTTGCCAGTTTCGATTAGTTCAGGATCAATTGGTGGAGGAGGTTTGCCAGTCACATTTGCAGGCGGTGCAACAGATGCTTTTGGCAGATTAAGAGTAGCTAATCCTTTTACTTTATTTGACAGTCAGCACAGATATCGAATAAATGACAAATGGAATTATGCTGCTAGCGGAAGCGCATCTACATCTTTTGATACAAATGGCAGCTTAGTTAACTTGGACACAACTTTAAGTTCTGGTTCACATCTAGTTTCTGAAACAAAAAAAGTCATGGCATATCAGCCGGGAAAATCATTATTAATTTACAACACATTTACCATGTGTTCTGGTCAAGCTGGTCAAAGACAAAGAGTTGGTTATTTCGGTGCTGAAAATGGAATTTATTTTGAAATGAATGGAACGACTCCTAATTTTGTTTTAAGGAGCAAAGTGACAGGATCAGTTGTTGATACCGCTGTTGCCAAAGGATCTTGGAATGTGGATAATTTGAATGGTAATGGACCAAGTAAAATTAATCTTAATGACTTTAGTAGCTCTTTAATTATGTTTATTGATATTGAATGGCTTGGAGTTGGAGATGTTAGAGTTGGATTTATTTTAAATGGTCAATATGTTTATTGCCATACATTTCAACACACGCCTACAGGAAATAACCCAATAAGTGGAACTTACATGACAACCGCTTGTCTTCCATTAAGATATGAAATATCAAATACTACAGCAGTTACAAGATCAGGAAACTTAAAACAAATTTGTAATACTGTTATATCGGAGGGTGGATACGAAGGTTTTAATCGTAGATATAATCAAAGCTTAGGTACATCGCCAGCAAACTTAACAAATGCTGATACAACTTATCCTTTAATTTCAATTAGATTGGCATCGGGAAGAATTGACTCAATTGTATTACCTACAAACATAAACACAATTGTAACAAGTAACCAAGATATACAATATAAATTGTTATTAAACGCTACAATTAGTGGTTCCGTTTGGGCGACTCACCCAAACGGGAATGTCCAAACTGATGTATCAGCCACAAGTGTTGCAAGTGGTTCTGGCACAGAACTTTTGGGCGGATATGTCAATAAACAAGGAAGTTTAGATATTGCTGGTATAAATGAATTTAATTTTCAACTTGGAAGAACAATTAATGGTGTTAGCGATGTGATAACATTAGCAGCAGCAGGGACATCAGCAAATACAAAAGTTCTTTCCGATTTATCTTGGTACGAAATAATTTAATAAGGCGGCATTTTCCACATATGTTTGCAAACTGAATCCTCGGCTTTCTTTCCACAGAGTCGAGGATCAAGTGTTTCTGGGGCTTTAACTGTACAAGGCAAGCAATCTTTTTTGTTCCAAGGAACAACTTCGCCGGGAGGAAGTTTAGAATCAATTCCGACCATACCATTTGCAAGGAATTTCTTATGATCTTTCCAAGTAATAACTTTGCCTCTTAATTTTGGTTCTTTGTGAGGAACAGGAGCAGGTTTGAGATGATGAATTGGGAATGGAGCTTTTTCCCAAATTGACCATAAACGAGCATCATCAGTTAGATAAGTAATTGCGTCAGCTTGACTTGGAATCATGTACGATGGTGATAATTTCCTATACCACCATATCCCAACGGATATAGCATGGTCTTGCCAAACTGTTGGCGTTCGTCAAGACGCATTTCTCCATCATGTCGCTGTTGTTCATTTAACTCAATGTATTTTCTGAAACCTTGCATGAATTTATATATGCTTGTTGCCTGTGTCTTCTTTTCTCTTGACTGTGTCTTTTTTTCTTAATTCTTTCTTGTTCTAGAATTTTTTGATAATATTCTTTAGTAATCCACCTTTCATTGCCATTTTGAGCATAACAATAAAACACTAGTCCCGTTTCAGGATTTTCAGTTCCTCTTTTAATTCTTTTTTCAATGCTTCTTAATTTTGCCTCTCTTTGTAATTTATATTTTTGGGTTCTTTTTCTATACGATATAGCTCTACTTTTTTGTCTTTCTTTAAGATGATGCTTTGAGCCAAAATATGGTTTATTGCCGATGAAAAATACCACATATTCATTTGGATTATCGGGATTTTTATCGCCAATTTTTAGACCAGTAACAGGATGTTGTTCAAGCAATTTATAATACATTCTTCTTCTGTAAATTGTGTGTTGTTTACTAAATGCTTCTAATTGATGCTTAGTTCCCCATATTTCTTTACCAGCTGTGCTTATTTTTAAAAAATACAAATTTTTAGAAGAGTCATATTTACCAATATAGTTTCGATCTATTATGTGTTTAGCAGCTTGGCGTTCGTAGTATCTATTACGACATCTACGAACATAGTCTTTTCGTGTATCATCCCATTTTTCATATTGTTCTTTTGTTAGCCATATTTCTTTTTCTTTTTTATAACCCCAAAAATACTTGCCGTCCTCTCTAATGGTTCCACGCTTAATGTGAGCATCGCCTCTTTTGGGTGTTGGCATAGCATGCCTCCCTTCATGCCTAATTGTAACTAAATGAATTTTTAAGGCAATATCTTACCAACCAAACTCTTTGAGGAGAGAATCTTTAGGACGATAAATCTTAATAAGTTCTTTTTGTTCTAAATCTTCATTTGGTCTAGTAAATTTCATTTTTATATTTGATTTAATATTATCTCTTATTTCACTCTTAATATCATCTAGGATATTAATGGTTGTTGTTTTTTTGTTGTCGAATCCTGCCGGTTGATTTTTATTAAGCATACTCATAACATATAAACACATAGCTAAAGCCATAATGGCATCATCGTGTTTGCCTTTTTGAGCTTCAGGCTTTTTTGTTGTGCTGTTATACTCAAAACATTTCATTTCTTGAAGCAAACGAATTGAATTTATTTTTATTGATTTTTGCAAAATAGCTGTTTGAAAACTTGTAAGAATAAGAGGTCTATTAGCCACGGTCGTTTTGATTCCTACCCTTGGACTTTTAGAATCTGGATTTGCGTAATATAAATTGTCGTAATATAATTCATTTTGCAATGTATTAATCACAGACATTCCTGCTGACATTTCTTCAATAATCAACAGAGCGTTGTTGTATAATAACGCCAATTCATATATTACTTGAGCAAATTCATATGGAGTAATTATGTTGGAATAAAACTCTGCTACTTGTTCTTTTGATTCTATTTCAAAAACTTGAATGCAAGAATTGTCTGCTCCTACGCCTTCTGATGAATCAATTCCGAAATAATATTCTTTTCCAGCAATAGGTTCTTTCCAAATCCACAAAGCACCTTTGTTTTCATCATTCAAATCTGGGTCATCATTCTTGCTTTTGTTTTGGTATTTGGCAAATAGTTTTCTTTTAGGAAAAATATTTTTTAGTTCTTCATCAAGTCGTGCCAATTCTTTACCGGGAATATAAGTATCACCAGATCCAAGAAATACTCTTAAAATTTCTTGTAAAAATCCTTTTTCACCAAGCTGCGCCCTTTGTTCTTCAGCCCACTCAGGATTATTTTTTGAATTATAAAAAGGATGTTCATGAAAATCTATGTCAATAATATGAAATTTATTTCTTTGTTCTTTAGCACCCATGTAAAGTTCGTAGTAATAATTACCTGTGCCATTTACTGTTGAAATAATTGCACATCGACCACCTGTTGCAAGTACAGGATACATAGCTCGCCAATGCTTATCTAAATCGTCAATAAACGCTGCTTCGTCTAGACATATAAATGCAACTGATTTACCACGGGCAGCTTCAGGAGAATAAAACCTTAAACTACCACCTGTTTCAGTAATTTGCTTCAAGTGGTCGTTCCATTTTCCATCTTTTTTTGGTGCAAGCCAAACTGGTAAGTTTTCAACTGCTCTATCAACAATGTATCCCGCTTCTACTGCTTCACGATCTGATTTTGAAATTAACATCATAGAAAAATCTAATGTAAACAAAGCTTTATACAATCCGTACAACAAAGTTACTGTTGTTAAACCTCCTTGACGAAATTTTGAAATAATATTAAATCTATTTTTATCGTAATCTTCAATAACTCTTTTTTGATACTTAAATATTACAAA